TTTGAAATGAAAGAAGAGAAAATGATTCAAGAAGATAAAAAAATGTCTTATACTGGTATCTTTGATATTTGTGGGTTCCTTAATATTACTACAAGAACATGGAGAAATTATAGGGAAAGGTCTACCCACTTTCCGGTCATAAAAAGAGCAGAAGAGAAAATATATGCTAATTGGGCTCAAAACCTCTTTTTCCCGGGGAGAAATACAACGGGTGCAATATTTTATCTTAAGAACTTTGCAGGTATGGCCGACAAACAAGAAGTACAGCACAACGTATCAGGCCAGATTGAGCATACAAAAAAGCTGCAGAAGCTCCCTGATGGGCAATTGCAGCAGTTGAACCAGTTAGCTGATGCTATAGATGTAACGCCGGAAAAGGAAGAAGCCCAGAATGACAGCGATTAGAGAAGGAAGAAGGAAAAGTTTCGTAAAATATACCTTTTGCGAAAAGATAAGAAAGGTTGATTTAACGGCTTTCACGGTCTATTACCTTTAATGTACCCGGGGAGGGGTGTCGCCCCACCACCGGATGGGTCCCATATAATATATACCCTTTCTCTCACCACATATATAATTCAAATAAACACTTTTAAAAAATATATAATATAAAATCCTATTAAAAGGGCTTATTTAGCTCTCTAAGCAGAGTTATATAAAACATGACCTATATTACTCAAAAACAATTTAAACTTAAATTTGACCCAGTTCTGTACACAGAATTAGCATATTTAACAATATGAGGTTGTTAATTTTGTCGTTTTGAGTTTTAAATATATAAAAAATAGCCTTAAAAGGGGTGAATTTAATTTATGGATTTTGGTAAAGCATTGGAAGAGTTAAAAGATGGCAAAAAGGTTGCACGTGAAGGCTGGAATGGCAAGGATATGTTTATTTATTTATCAAAAGGGAGAAAAATAGAACATGAAGACTCGTATTGATATGAAGGCAGCAGATGGTTCTATTGTTATAGGTTGGTTGGCTTCTCAAACAGATATGCTTGCAGAAGATTGGGTTGTTGTTGAATAATTAAAATATTACTTTAAAAAAATTAAAGTAGTGGTAAAAATTAATAATTCTAAACCAGAACCATAAAACTTATAAGAAGGTGGAATAATGGCTAAAAAGCTTAAAATAGAGGCCTGTATAGACTGCAAATACTGTAAAATGATTAGTCAATATTATTTAGACTCCGGTTATCTCTGTAAAAACACTGTTAATAATATTGAACTGGAAAACCCGAAAGAATCAATACCGGACTGGTGTAAGTTAGAGGAGTGGGAGTAATGGCTAAATTATCAGAAAAAGATTTTAATAATTTTTTAAAAGATTTAGGAGGGGACAGATATTCTCACGTTTCTGTTGATGAAGCTGCCAGGGCTAAAAAAGCCTTTGATAAAGAAATGTTAGAAGAAAGATGGACTATGTATGAGGAAAGTATTTTTACAGGTGATTGTTCTAAATTAAATAAATTAAGGAGTGATAAAGAAATGTTAGAAGAAAGATGGACTATGTATGATGTGGTTATGATTGATAAGGATGAGCTGGAACCTGTTATTGACACATCAGTTATTGCTAAAAACTCTGACCATGCCAAAGGTAAAGCCGGAGTATTGGATAAGCTGAAAGAAAAGGACTTTGACGACACTAAATTTGTTGTAAAGGTGGTTAAAATAGCTTTCATAAGACCCGTTGAAGATGATGAGTAATGAAACCTAAATTGTTTGCCAGCTTGTGTTTTAATGGTGCTACACCTGCTAAAGTAGGAGAAAAATTACAACACTTTGAAGGAGAAATTTTAAGTTTGTGTATGATGAAAATAATTATTTTAAAATAATTGTATATAAAAAAATGGAATTTCAAGGAGTTTATGTAATTAAACTTAGAACTAGATTGAAATTAGTTGAAATTAATTGAAGTAATTAGGTGATAATATGGCCCATACTGAAATATCGCAATTTGAAAAGAAAAGAGAGGAAATAAAAGACAGGCTAGGTATTGATATAGCAACTAAGGAAGGGCAACGGCTGGTTAAAAAAGAGTATTATAGCCGGAATAAAGAAGAATTTATCAATGATCTGGTTAAGATTGAGGACCGAGATAAACCAGGGGTAGTCATTGACTTTATTTTATGGGACGAGCAGGAAGATGTCCTGGAATTAATGGAAGAAAAACGCCGTTTAATAGTTCTTAAAGCCCGACAGTTAGGGTTAACCTGGGAAGCATTAGCTTTTTCAGTCTGGAAACTGTTATTTAACAAAGGTTTTAGTGTTAATACTGTTTCCCAGACTGAAGGAGATAGTAAAGAGCTGGTAAGGCGTGTAGGATTTATTTTAAGACACCTTCCAAACTGGCTTGTCGTTAATGAAAGGGCAGAAGAAGAGGATAAACAGGAAAATATAACTGGTATAACTTATAAACAGCAGACATTGAGTATAAATATTAATTTTCCTGACGGAGAACCTTCTGTATTTAAAGGCTTTACTTCCAGTCCCGGTGCTGCCCGGTCTTTTACAGCTAATATAATCATTCTTGATGAATGGGCCTTTCACCCTGATGCAAAAGCAATATGGGATGCTGCTTATCCGACAATTAATAGGCCTACCGGTGGTAAAGTAATCGGTATTTCAACCGGTGAAAGAGGAACTTTCTTTGAAGAAATGTGGAATAATGCTAAGGCAGGTAGAAATAGCTTTACTCCAATATTTTTACCCTGGGATGTTGACCCCAGACGTGATAGAGAATGGTATGAGCAGACTAAAAAAGATATGCCCCATACTTACAGAAGGGAATATCCCTCCACTCCGTCTGATGCTTTTAGTGCTGGTTCAGGAGCTTTCTTTGTTGAGTGGGACGGTAATATTCATGTACCATACGGTAGAGAGTGGTATCCTCCCCATAACTGGCGTATTGTACTTGCTTATGATGGTGGCTATAACCAGGCAGCAGCTATGTGGTTTGCTATTTCTAATGATGGTTGGGCTATTGGATACCGTGAGTATTACCCTTCACATACTACTGACCCGGAACAGATGGAAGATATAAGGAAATTATCTAAAGACCCTGACGGTGTACCGGAACAGATAGATTATATCATAGCTGACACTTCCTGTTGGGCTAAAAATAAAGATACAGGTAAGAACACTGTTGAAATAGGGGAAGAACATGGTATTAGACCCTGGCGACAGGCTGACAAAGACCGGATAATGGGCTGGCGAAGGTTTCACGAATGGTTAACTCCAATTAAAGATGAACAGGGCAATTATATTAAAGACAGATATGGAGATATACTGGCTAAATTAAGATTTACAGCTTCATGCAGTAATTTTATTAGACTTATTCCCGGAATGAAGGAAAATGAAAATAAACCAGATGATTTAGACTCTGGCCAAGAAGATCACTTATTTGACCAGGCCAGATATTTTGTTATGTCCCGGCCAAAGGCTAAAAGAAGTAGAAAGGAAAGGGAAAGAAGCCGTAGAAAAAGACGACAAAAGACCAAACCCAGGTCATCTGCTACCGGGTATTAAGGAGGTAAAAATGAGAGAAATACCAAAAGAAACTGTTCGTTTTGATGGTTTAACTGATAAAGAATTAAAGGTATTAAAAGCTTTTAACAACGCTAAAAACAGAGATGTTTTTGCAAAAATTAATAATAATTTAGAACTTATGGGAGATTTAAAAGATAATTATAAAAAGCTTACTGATGAAGAAATTAAATTGCTAAAAAAGATAAAAGAAACGACAAAAGGTGAATGGGGTGAAGATATATACGATTTCGTAAAAAGGTGTATAGAAAAAAGAAAAATATTATGTACTGATTTTGAAGCTAAATTTAATGGAGCTAAATTTACTGTAGAAAAAGATGATACCGAAAAATCTTTATATTGGAAATGGAAGTATTATCAAGTTGTTTAATATGCCGTCATAATTCAATAGGAGAAACCCTTCCGGGTAGTCTAACTGATAAGACACAAGATTTTGGGTCTTGTAATGGAGGTTTGAACCCTCCCCCTGATGCCAATTAATTTAGTTGAAGGTGTTATAATGAACCCACATAATTTGAAAGAATTAAAGGGAATAGCTAAAGCAAGCGAAACCCCAGAAGATTATGGTTATTTAGCCTTGTTCGTATCAATAACGTGCAAAGTAACACCCGATAAAGCCATAATATTAATGAAGGGACAGCGAAAAAGAAGGAAGTAATTTGATTTATGTTCCCGAATATGTTATTATCAAAGTGAGAAAAGGAATAACCACAAAATTAGAAATAATCAAATAAAGAAGGTGGTTAATTGGAAAAATTAACCTGCAAACATTGTGATTCAACCATGAATGAAACAGCTGCCAATAATTCTTTAACAAAAGAAAAATGTAAATCGTGCGGTAGTTGGAACTTGTTTGTGATTATTAACGGCAATTTATATAAATTTTTACTTAAAAAATAAATCACCGGATAACAGCGGCACACGCAGCCCATCTTTCAGGGAGACCTGGGAGGTGGGCCTTTATTATTTAAAGGAGGTTTTATTATGCCAATGGGACAACAACCTGCAGGAGCAGGAGGCGGAGCACCGCCACAACAGGGACAACAACAAGCAGCTGGAAATCAACAACAGCAGTTAATTCAGCAATTAAGGCAAATGGATCAAGAACAGCTAATAAAAATTGTTCTTGATATGAGAAATGAACTTATGAAAATGCAACAAATGCAGCAAGGAGCAGGGAGGCAGCAACCACAACAGCGACAGCAGCAAGCTCCTATGAGG